CGCCTTGACCCGCCGCACCGTGCGGCCCGCTGTTGTGGCGTCGGTCGCCGTGCCGCTCGGCACCGTGATGGTGAAGGTGTCGGTCGCGGCCGTGGCAATGTCGTATTCGTGACCATCGAAGGCGGCAACAGAAGACCCCTCGATCCGCACGCGGGCGCCCGCTGGATAGCCGTGCGCGGTCAGGTTCACCGTTGCCGTGGTGCCAGCGACCGTGATACCGCCGGTGGTCACGGTCTTTGTTTCCCAGCCAACGCGGTTGATGCTCGCCTCGCGCAAAATGTAGAGACGGTTGAATGCCTGTATCATCGAGACCTTGTCGTCCGGCTCAATAAGTTCGTCGGGGCTTGTCGGATATGACAGTTCGCTCGGCAAATTGGACGACACGATGGTCTCGCCCAGATCGGTCACGATCTCTTCGCCGGCATCCGTGACTATCGGCCCGCTGCCCCAAAGCTCACTAAACTCGTCGCCAGAATCAAAGACTTGGACATACGCCCGGTCGCGGCCGGCCAAGATAATCGCCTCAAAACTATTGACCGCATCGGGCGAGCGAACCACTGCCGAGGCAAAGACGCCGCCTTCGTAAGAGGAACGCACAACCGGCTCGCTGGGGCTGTCGGTCAAAATAAACGGCACGGTCAGCGGCGTGCCGGCAGGTGCAACGCCGCTGGCCATCCGCTTGGCGCCCTTGCGCGTTGTCGCCACACCACGATCCAAGCGCATGTTCTCTGAAAGCTGCAACATGCCGGCGGGCAGCGTCACAGGGTTCATCCGGCTTGCGTAGCCGATGAAACCCATGTCGCCGTCGCGGACTGTTGGACTTTCCAAGGGCATCAACCTTCGTAACTAATGTTAATCGACCCAGCGTCGAAGGTGTCGGTGCCGTTGACGGTGGTGATACGAACTTGGGTCAGCGTGTCAGACAGCCCTTTCAGTCCCACCGTTAAAGACATGTTTGAATTACCGGTGTCGTTAAAAATTCCATGCGCCACCCACTTGTTGCCGCTCATTAGGTTTATGACTAAAGCGCCCGTTCGGTTCGCCCCTATGGTTCCGTAGTTTATCGGAAAACCAGTTGAGAACGGACTTGTTCCACTGGTGGCAACGCCTTCTGTCGTTTGTATAACCGTCGAAAAATAGCCCGTTGTCTCAACCCCGCCCGCATCCCCAAGCTGAACTTGCACCCTAGTAGTTCCATTCGTGCTGACGCCATCGAACATGACGGTGATTTGCTTGGCCCAAGAAGGGATGCCGGTGAAGTCGATGCTGGTTCCGCTGGTGCTGGCTTGAGAGGTGGCAAGCGTGAATGGCTGCGACAACATCGCCGGTAATACTTTGGCGCTCCCAATAGTCGTGACGCCCGCATTGCTGATCGTTACATCACCAGTAACGGCTACCTTAGTGGCGACATTGCTGCCGTTGCCGACGAGGATGTTGGCGTTGTCCAGAGCGGCAAGTTTGCTGAACGCAATCGCCGCCGCCGCGTCGATGTTTGCATTGACGATACCGGACAGCAGCTCAGTCTTGGTCGCGCGCTTGGTCACGCCGGACTGCTGTATAATGAGTTCGTCGGAGGCGTTGACGACAGTTGCGTCTGGAAGTTGGGTTATTGTTTTTGCCATAGAGGTAGAAGGGTTGAGTGAGGGTGAAGGTGAAAGGGGTTAAAAGCGGTTCCAAACCTGCGGATTCGCCCGCACGGCGGCCCACATCGCCCAGGCTTTCCATCGGGGCGTGCCGTCTTGGATCATTAAGCGATACATAAGGTCGTCAGCTTCTTTGCGGGTCATGGTCACATCGTCGGCCACGCGGCCGAGCTGCCAGTAGATCCAGTCGTGGATGATGACGGCTCTGTTGTAGGGGCCGTAGCGGTGACTGATTGCGGTAAGCGGAAAAGGGATTGTGGCGAGGTCGGTTGCGAAGCCGCTTGGCGCCTCGATGAAGACCCCGTTCCATACGCAGCAAACGGGTGCCTGCGTGACCCATCGGCCGGAGGCGCTATTGAAGCGTAGGAGAGGATCATGTTGGCAGGGTTTAGGCATTGCTGGTGAGGACGTAGGAGAGTGTTTTGGCGTTGTTCCTTTTGAGTTCAGTCTCAACAAGAGCGATGAAGGCAGGCCATTGCGCGGGCGGAATCGTCTGACAGCCTTCCGAGCTGGTCGTCGTGTTCCCGCCGCGATGGATGTTAATGGCGAAGCGGCCGGTCTCCTCGCTGTCGCCGCGAAGAACCGTCACCGGACCAGCTTGGACAAGCGCCTTGTAGGGGTTGCCGCGAGAGATGCCGTGCTGGCCGATTTTGTAGCGGTAGACACCGGCCTTGAGCTGCGCCATTGGCTTGCGGGCGCTGGCGTTCCAGCCGAGGCGGCTTGGGTCAACGTTAGCGTTGAAGGCGGCGTGGACGTTAGGCGAGACGAGGACAATGCAATCGTCGTAGATGCCCACATCGTTGCCATCTGCTCCCATCGTGTGGCTGTAGTATCCGCGAATGCCGACCAAACACACCAAGTCGCTGACCTTGCGGGAAGCGAGGAGCTGCTCCGTGGTCTTGCGCTCGATGCGTGGCCGGTCTTTTGGAATCATCGTGTCTTCAGTTCAGCCTCTGCCTGCGCAACGGTCTTCGGACCAACAAAGCCGTCGGTCTTGAGCTGCTCGCCCTGGTTGTAGGCGTTGAGCAGCTTTTGGATTTGCACGCCGTAGTCTTTGAGAATGTTCGCGGGCAGCCTAGTGACAGCGATGTCGAGGATGCCCCAGATCACTCCGGCGATCATCGCCTCGTTGATTCCGTAGGCGCGGACATCAAGGCCGGACTTGGTGGCAATGTAAGTCAGCGCGGCAGCAGCAGCAGCGGTGACGAGCTTTTGCAGCAGCGGGCCTCCGCGAGAGAGGAGCAGTTTGACTAGTTGGCGCTCAACGAAAGATTTCATTGGGTTGGTTTTTTCCACTCTTTGTAAGAGTTGTAGAGGTTCGTAATGTTCGGGACGTAAGTGACCATAATTTTGATGCTGCCCCAGTCGCCGGGTTCCGTGCTGGCCGTCTTGACCGGCGGCAGCGGAATGCTCACGCAACCACCAAGCAGAAGCGTGGCGGCCAGCGTAAGAGCGAAACTCGGGCGACACGTCATTAGAGGCGGGCGTTGTTGTCTTTGGCCTGCACCAATCCCCAGCCGGCGAGGATGCTGGTCACGATAAGTCCGAGATCGGGAAGGCTGTCAGTTGCGAGGTATTCTTTGGCGCCTGTCGCCAAGGCGATGAGGATAGTGAGGACGCCGATGCTAGTTGTTTTCCAGTTACGCATTATTTCTCCTTTTGTTTTCTCCGAAGGTCGTGAAGGACGCTGAGTAAGGTGACGATGCCGACAGCCAGACCGACACAAAGACCGGCGACACGCAGGGTTGTTTCTAGTTGGGGCAGCATTGAAAACGCCGATGAGCCGAGGGACGTGACCGTGCCGATGACGCCTTTTTCGGTCGTCGTCAGGCTGGTGTGAAAATACTCCAAGCTCATCGCACGGCTCCTGCTACTTGTTGTAAGCGACGATGGTGCCGCTGTGCAGCGTGATGGCGCTGAAGTTGCCGTCGAGCGTAGTGCCGGCCTTGATGACCGGGGCGCTTGCCTCAGTCGTGTTGGCGGCTCCGGTGATGTTGCCGGTAAGCACGTTGAACTTGGCGTCGGTCATAACGTCAATGCTGACGAAGTTGCCAGTAACGGCGCCGGTTCCAGTGATGACTTGTCCGCCACTAGTGCGGTTGGTGATGCGAGTGTTAGGAAACATAGGTTTGTTGGTTAGTATTGGTTGACGCGGGCCGTCCATCGCTGGGTCTGGCCTTGCTGGAAAACGTATTTGTCCCTCTCGGAGATGAGGTCGGATTCGGCTTTTTGCTCCATGAGCAACGCCTGATCCATTTGGCCGTCCTCCTCTAGCAGCGCGGCAGAGAGCATGTAGGCGACAGCCTTTCCGAGGACGTTGGGCACGGTCGCGGACAGGTCGCTTGCGGAGTAGGTCGTCGGGCGGATACGATAGCGGACGTAGACGCTGGTTGGCAGATCGCCGTCTTCGGGGAACCGGATGCTGTCGCCGAGCAACGTGTAGCCGAGCTGGCGGGGGGCAACGTGAGTCGCCGGATTGTCGCGGAAGATTGCGAAGACTTCGCCCATGTCTGTCGTTGCGCCGCCCTGCACATAGTCAATGTAGAAACCGTTGGTGCTGTCGCCCTGCACGGTGCGGGACTCTTCGCGCATGAGTTCCGGCCAATCTGCCCATTCCCAGCACTGCGCGATGGCGTCGTTGGCTGCTGCAACGAGCATCGTCTTGCTGCCGCTCGGGATGTTGTCGATGGTGGACGCATCGTTACCGACACGTTGCCATGCGCGTAGCAGAAGAGACTGGAGGGTGACGGTGCGCATGCTTGGTTTAGGCCGATGCTTCGGACTCGGTGACGTGGAGCTGCTGCTCAATGGCGCTGGCGACTGGAAGAATCTGCGTTGCGGCGTTCAGCCCGCCGGTTTTGACGGCGAGATCCAAACACTGCATGACGAGTTTCGCCTGCTCGGCGGTGAGCGTGACGTTATTCACTGGGCGCGTCCTCCTGCGGCTGTTGCGAGGCGAGCCACTGTTGCGTAGCAGGGATTGCGGCGATGACGGCTTGGAATGCGGCGGCGAGTTCTGGAACCTCGTTCAGCGCGGGATAAAGCGGGCAACTCATGCGCTGCACTCGGTCGCCACTGGCGAGTTCGCCGTCTGCCGTAGCGGGCAAAAGCTCGACTTGTATGGAGCCAGAATTTCCTGTCGGCTGGATGGCGTTAAGTGAGTAGAGGTGGAGCTTGTCGTAGACTTTCGCTGCGACAGGCTCGGTTACGATGGGTGTTGGGTTGTCTAACATAAGATTAAGCAGCAACGCACGGAACCTTGTAAGCGGTGCCAGCGGCGTCAAAGAGGGTCAGAGTGTGGGTCGCCGTGATCGTTTCGGAGGCGGCATTCTGGTGAATGCGGAGTTGGCCTTGGAGCGGGCAGAAGTCGGAATCGTCGGCAAGGCGCGATTGCAGGACGGTGCTGCTACGCTTCAGTGCGGGGAAGCTGCTGGTGCCGCCGCCGAATTGCAGGCGGTTAAAATCGGTTGCACCACTGTTTACCAAGCGCAAAACGCCGCTTGCGATGTTTCCAACTATTGCAGCATTGCCTTGAAAGTTGAGATTAGAAACAACCGACAAAGAGCTTGAACAAGTGATCGCTCCGTTTGTGGCAATCGTGAATCTCGTCGTGCCGCCTGTCTGCAACTCCAAAGCCCTTGCGCTGCCTGTGCCAAGAGCCTCCGTGCCGATCTGCAACACGTTGCTCGACCACCGCAGGAAGCCGCGCTCGTAGTTGCTGGCGTCCGTGTAGGTATTGTAGAGGCGGAAGGTTTGGGCTGATGTGCCGTTGCGCAGGGCGAGAATATTAGCCGCATCATCACGCTGTAGAACTACATCTCCACCAGTAGTGCCAGAACCGACGCCAAATTGCAAATTTGAGCCGATGCCAACGGTGTGCTCAAAATTCAATCCGACACCAGCGCCAGTGCGAGTCCTAATGCGCGTAGTCAAGCCGCTACTGCCAAGCTCAACCATTGTTGCTCCCGAAAATGAAGCGTTTGTTGAGCGATAAATACTGAAGATGCTTGATCCACCAACGCCAAGACTCAACATCTTGCTCCCCGCCAAGTTCGATGCCGTGTTGGTAATATCTAAATTAATCCCTGTAAAAGCCACCGCCGCATTGTTCCAAGTCTGCGCCAAATTAAGCACAGGCGCACTCGCGGTCAGCGTGCCGTTGTTGGCGGATAGCGTGGTGGCCGTGATTGCGGCGGGCGTGGTGTTGCCGATGGGCTGGCCTTCGACTTGGATGCGGCCAGAGGCGTTGGGGACGGTTAGCGTTTGGGTGGTTCCGGTGGCGATGCTTCCGAGATCAAACGCGAGGTTCCGGCTTGTGTCACTGTTGTCGTAGAGCAAAAACTGCGAGTCGGAGAAGACATCCGGCATCGTCCCTGCGTAGGTGTAGTCGGCGTCCCTGTTGCTGCCGCCGGTCGCCGTGCGGATGTAAATGCCAGCCTGTCGGCGCGTGACAGGCCACACGCCGCTGGCCGTTCGCACTAGCCATGCGGAGTTGAGCGCGGCGCTGCCGTCAAGCGGGAGGTCAGCGTAGGTTGCGACCTCGCCGTCTATGTAGCTCGCACCGCCGCCGCCCGATCCGGTGAGATCGAACTGCGCGGTGAATGGATTGAACTTCAGCGGCATTGTTAGCTTCGGATCACCGTATTGATCTTAGCGTCGTCTGAAGACGGCACGCCGCCGACATAGGTGAAGGTCAACGTGGCAACGGTTGCCGAGCCTTCCTTGTAGTAGACCTTGTCGATGTTGTTGGTGCTGCCGACATAGTCGATGTCCACCTCGTTGAACTGAGGGATGTTGAAACCGGCGATGTTGCGGACTGCTACGTTGGGGAAAGCTGCCATAGATTAGACCGCCGCTTGGGCGCCTCCGAGTTGTTGCTCCTGCGCCATTTTTTGCAGCGCGGGCTGGGCGCCGGTGCGGCCGATGACTGCGTTCTGCTGCTGCTGGAGCTGGAATTGGAAAGCCTGTGCGCGGGCGTCGATCATCTTGCGGAAGATTTCGTCCTGCTGGTAACGCTGCTGGACGGCGGGGTTGGACTGGATGATTTGCTGCAAGGTCTGGAGGCGGACTTGCGCGTTTTGCCCGCCTTCTTTGAGCTGCGGTTCCGTTCCCGCGGCGATCTTCGCGAATTGAACTTGCTCGTCCTCGATCTCCTGCTGGGTGGCGGCGCCGATGTCCTGCACCAAGATGTTGGCGAGGTTGGGATCGACGGCTTGGAACATGTATTTGACCAAGTTGGCCCGGTCGATGACGCCAAAGCTGTCAAGCGGAACGAGCACCTTGGCGAGGTAGTCGAGCTTGGCGCCGAGGGCTTCGTTGTCCAAAAGACGCGCGTCGAACTCGGCCTGGATATCGAAGCGACCGCGGATGTCGGCGCCACTTGCTGCGAACGGCAGCGGGTTTCCGGTGACGCGCTGAATTTCCTCTGGCGAGAGATACTGCTGACTGAGGCTCATGATCTGGACGATGACGAGCTTCATGTCGATCAGCCACGAATCGACCAGCTCCTGCATGTGGAGCATGGACATGTTGGGGTTGACGCCGTCCGCCATGCGGCCGAAGTAGCGGTCCACGTCGAGGCGGGTGGCAGCTTCGACTTCGATGCTGCCCTGGCTCGGACGCGGGCCGTCCATCCATGAGATCTCGCCGGGGCGTCTTTCGGGAATCTGGACGCCGGGGCCGAGGACGAGGTCGAATTTTCCTCTATTCGCCGGCACGCGTATGGGAGGAATGATGGACAGCGAGGTGGCATCTACGCGGGCGTCACGCTGGATTTTGATCTCTTCCTGCGCGGTCTGACAGATCTCGGGAATGCCGCGGGACTCCAGCAGCGGGCGCGTGTTGCGTTCCCGCGGAAGCTCAACGAACGGATACATCTGATGCTCGTAGGGCATCAGCTCATGGATCGCCGCCTTGTCGGTGATGCTGTAGCTGAGGACGGTGCGGGTGACCTTGGTGGCTTTGGTCTTCTCGTCGTGCTCCTTGCGATAGACGTGCCAGATTTCGATGAGGTCGCGGAGTTGCTCGTAGAGGAATTGGTCGCTGCGGTGGATGTTGAGGTGCAGGCGCTTCATCTCGCCCTTGTATTTGACCGCCTTCTCAACCCACTCCTTGTCCCAGCCTTCGACCGCGGCGCGCTCGCGCAGCTCGACTTCGTTCAAAAGCTCCCGGCGGGCGACGAATGATGCGCGCTGCAGACTGTCGGTCTGGATCGGGAAGATCACGTCCTCCCATGCCTCAAGGGCGCGGACGACCGGCTTGTTCTCAAAAATGTATGGGCTCTCCCACTCGACAACGCCCTTCTCGCGGAACTCGCGGACCTTGCTGACCTTGCCCAGCTCAGGAATGACTTGGCCCATCAGCTCGGCGGCCAGCTCTTCCTGCAGCGGGTCTAGGACGACCTCGAGGAGGGCTTGCAGGTTGGGATCTTGCGACTCCTGCAGCATGGCCATGGCGTCTTCCATGGAGAATGACTTGATCTCAACGCGCGTGGTGGTCTGCCAGTCCACCGCCATGATGGCCAAGCCGTAGGTCTCGCGGAACTCAGCGGCGAGGCGGATTTCCCTGCGGAGATCGTCTAGGCAGTGCTGGAAGAGGAGCCACTTGAGGATGCTCTCGGCGGCGTTGCGCTTGTCGATGTCCATGGACTCGACCGGCTGGACTTGGACGCGGGATTTGAAGAATGCGTTGGTCAGCGCGATGACCCGCTCGCGGATGATGGACTCGCTAAGGAAGATGCGGGTGTCGGCCGCATTCTCGAAAGGAAAGATTTTGCGTCCGTAGGCGCCGGAGTGCTTGCGGCCGTCTTCGGTCTGCCCGGGCCAGATGCAGTAGCGGGTGTTCCAGTTCCTTAACTTGCGCTGGATGTAAGACGCGCCGTCAGCGTCAGCCTGGTCGATGTCGCCGATGATCTCGGTGATTTTGGTGCGGTCGGGTGCTTTCACTTAGATCAGGACTGTGGTTTTGCGCGGTGTGTAGTTGACTGCGACCTCGGGGTTCTTCTTCTTGAACCAGTCGCGGAAGCTGCGGTCGGACCAGCAGTCCTGGCCGAGCTTTTGCTTCCATGCGAAATAGGCTTCGGCCGGCACGTCCATGACGTGCTGCCCAAGCCCCTCGACGCTGCAGTGCTCGATCTGGTCCGAGAGCTGCTTGGCTTTTTGAGCTTCGATGGCGGTCAGCGCCTTTTGCGCGGACCATCCGGTCAGAAGCTCTTCCTTGACGAGATGCGCCAACTCGTCATCCATGTCGGCGACCAGATCGCCGAAGATTTGTGCTGACATCCTGTAGTCTGCGGCCAGCCGTGACCGGCCGCAGTGTAACAAGACGTTTAGCCTTAGATCTCGCTGAGTTCGGTGACCGCGAGGTAGACGTGGAGTTCTCCAGCGTCGATGTCGCTGAGGGACTTCGCAGCCATGGACTCGACCAAGAGGTCGATGGTGTCCGCCGAGGTGTAAGCGTACGCCGTAGTGTTGGCGTGCGACTTGAAGTAGACCTCGGTGCCGTTGTCGTTGACCTGGGTCGCAGTGACGAAGCGGTCGGTGTCTCCACCGTCGCCGAGTTGCACCTGCGTGTCGTTCAGCGCGGTGTCGGACAGATCCTCAAACGGAGTGACCAACTTGATCGCGGCGTTTTCAACCAGCGCGCCGGCGGCCACGCTCAAAAGAGCGATGGTCTGATCGGCGTCAGCGGTCGTGACCGTGAGGTCGTCCGACGTGATGATTGCCTTGTGAGTAAAGCCGGTTGCGGCTTTCGTTTCAGCGGGAAGCTCGAATACTTTCATTTTCTAATTTTCTCCTTGTTGATTGTTAGAATTAGGAAGTGGCGTTGAGCTTCGCCATCGCCTTGGGCGTGAGGACAGCCAACGAAACGATGGCGTCGATCAAGCCGCGGGGTCCGCCGCCCATGTCCTCGAGCTCGCGGAACTGCGGACGGCGTCCGTAGCGGAGCATGAGGTGGTCGCTGTTCATGATGTAACCGCGGGCGTGCTTCTCGGCGTCGGTGCTGGCACCGGCAGCGAGAAGAAGTGATGGCACGATCTCAACAGTGCTGAAGTCGCCTTCGTAAAAACTGATATTTGAGACCAGTTTGTCGGAAGCGGCAGCCTGATGGGTCTGGCGCAGGTTGAACACGTTCGAGGTCGCATTGACCGTGAAGCGGGTGAAGTTGGTGATCGCCTTCTTCAGCGTGGGGCCGGCAACCATGACCAAGCGGTCGGTCGTGCCGGTCTGCGTGTAGATCGACTGGAGCACGTCCTGCAGCTTCGTCTCAGTAAGGGAAGCGGTGGCCGTGTTGTCGATGGAAGCGGCGGGCGTGAGCTGCGAGGTAGGAACCGGGAGGTCCGTCTGCGCCGTGGAACGAATCCACATGCCCAGGCCGCGGAGCTTGTAGGCTGCGCTGCCGGAACCTTCGACGCTGTCGTTGTCGCTTGAGATTGCAGCCTCAATATCCCTTTTTAGTTCCGTAATAGAGCGGGCCGTCCCGCGAGCCATTTCCTTGCGCTTGCCAACGCCGGCAACGTCTTGGACGTTCTGCTGGAAGTCGGACACGCGGATCGTGCGGCGGAACTTCTGCGCGCGGGCGCTGAGGAGGACGCGATTTTTGGTCGGGTCATCGTACTCGCTGACATCGGCGTTATCGACAATGCCGTCGAAGGACGGGGCGTTGTACGAATCAGCCTGGTAGCTGTAGAGTCCGGGGTTGTTCAGATCCGCGCCGACTTTGGCGACAGAGCTGGAGATAGGGGTGTTCTTGGCATCGACAACACTGATGATGTCGAGCAAGTCCTCGCGGTTGCCCGTCGAGGGGAAGAGAGCGCCAACTGTAGAAGGCATGATTTTAGGTCTTTCTTGGTTTTAAGTTTTTAGCTGAACAGCGCTTCCGACATATACGCCTC